TTGAATATCATTATCAGATTCTTCAGATTCTTGAGAATGTTGGTGATCTTGAGAATTTTCATTTGTAATATTAATTTCACCACCTACTGTGACTGTGGATAATTCATTTATAATTTTATGTAAAGGAACAAATGATCTTAAAGCATTTTTAATACATATTTTAGTTATTTTTTCAATAGAATTAATGTTATTTTGTTTTTCAATAGATGTAACTTTTTTATAAAATAATAAAGGATTTTTCCAAAATTCATTAGAACATAAGAGACATACTTTATATAAAAACTCGAACCATTCGGGAATATATACTTTAATTGATTTAATTTTAGATTTATTTTCAATAATTTTTATTTTAATACTTTTAGAAATAATTTCTGATAATATTTTTAACATATATTGTGGGGTAGCGTTGTCTTCTTCAATTAATTTATGGATGGTATTCATTTTAGCATCTTGTTTTTGTTTAGACCATTTAGTTAAAAGGACTAATTCATTTTGAAATTCTTTTAATGAAATGCAATTATTTGAAATATTAACAAAGAATTTACATATAGGTATAGTAGAAATATCTAAAAGATGTTCTAAATATTCATTTTTGTTTTCAACCAAAACATTAAGTTTATCGGTCATAATATTATTTAATGAAAAATATAATTGATATATAAAATTATTCGCACATAAATATATCAAATACATTATTTTCTCTTAATTTAATTAAAGCTGTTCGCAGGTAAATAACATCATTCATAGCATTATGTGCATTAGGTAATGATTGAAGTTGTGAAGAATTTGCATAATTATATAATTCTAATAATTTAGGAAATTTGTTATTTTTACATACAAAGTGTTTAGTTTTTCTCATAGAACAACAAAACTTCATATTATTAATTTTATTAATAATATCAATAAAACCGAATCTATAAAGTTCGCTTAATAGAATACAATAATCAAATTGTAAATTATGTGCTATCATACAATTACATTGAAGAAGATCTTTTTCAAATATAGTACAAAAATCATTTATAGTAACACCTTCATTTTCTAATAATTCTTTTGTAATATTATGAAATTGTGAGTTTTGAATAACATCTACTTCATTAATATAAAAGTTTCTAGAAACAATAATATTTAAATTATAATCTAGGATTTCATAACTAATTTGAATCATTCTTGAATTATCATATTTTACTGTATTTTTATAAGAATAAAAATTATTAGAAGAATCTTTTGGTATTAAACCAGTTGTTTCAGTGTCAAATATAATATACATTGATTAATAATAATAATAGAGACATTTTTAAATACTAGGAATCCAAGTCCATTTCAATTCTTTACAAATTTTCTTAAATACTTCTTCATTTTGTGCAATTTTTTGCCTACTTTTTAATAATGGAAATAGTGCAAGGTATTCGGGCATATCTAAAATTAAAAAGAATTTATGTAAAATATAAGAATATGAAATAAAATTTAATCTATTTGCGGGTGCATATTTAATAAATAATGGTTGAGTTTGCATAAACATATTAGATAAATTTTGTTCTAATTCTGGTGAAAATTGAGGTGGTGGAATACCATTAATTCTATTAATAATATATGCAGTATGTTCATAATATTTATGTGTTCTTAATTTTTTTAATATTGTTCTCATAAACTTTGGATTTAATTTAGTCGTATCTGTTATTTTTTCTTTTTTTAATTCATTAAGTATTTTTTCAAATACTTCATTTGGTATATCAGTGCTTTCTTTACCTTGTATTTGTGATATCCATTCTCTAAAATGATTAATTCGTTTGTAACTATAATGAATACCGTCTTTTTTATCATATAACATTATAGGTCTATTTTGTTCTGCTAATAAAACATCTTGATATCCACATTTTAAACATACAATTAAAGCTTCTTGAACTAAATTAGTCATTTCGTTATTACAATTTATACATTTAGAATTTGTAAATTCTCCATCAATATGGTTAATATATTTATTATCTGTTATAGCTAAATATTCATTAACTAATTTTGATTTATCTTTATATTCGCATTTATCTATGTTTGAATCACAATCATCTGTTTGAATATTAAGTGCTTCAAGGATAGTATATTTTTTAGGATTTATTTTTTTAACATTAGCATTTTGATTAACAATGTCATAATAATTAAATAATATTTCACCGACATTTTCATAATAATCAAGTTCATTTTGTTCATTAAGATTATCCAATTCACTATTATAATCTTTTATTTTTTCCCTAATTTCTACATTGGATAACCAAGGTATATCACTCATTGCAATTATATTCAATTCTTTTATTTGTTTTGTAATTTCCTCAATTCTTTTATTTTTAATTTCAAATTTTTTTATACTATTAATATGAATATCGTCTAATGTTGAAATTTCTTTTGTATTATCTACTACGTGTATTCTTTTCTTACTACATCTTTCTTTCATCATATTTAAATACTTTTTGCAAGTTAATTTTTTATATGCTTAATTAATAAATGGGAGGTGGATTATTACAATTAGTTGCTTATGGTGCGCAAGATGTTTATTTAACTGGAAATCCTCAAATTACTTTTTTTAAGGTTGTATATCGTCGTCATACTAATTTTTCATTAGAATCTATACAACAATCTATTAATGGTAATTTTGATTGGGGAAATCGTGTATCGTGTCAAATATCTCGCAATGGTGATTTAGTGCATAAAATGTATGTAGAAGTAGAATTAGAAAAATTATATGATGGAAATAGTATTGTTAATATTCTTACACAAGATTTAGATCGTTATGTTAATTTTATTGGTCATCGTTTATTAAAATCAGTTGAAGTTGAAATTGGTGGTCAAAAGATTGATAAACAATATTCACATTGGATGTATATTTGGAATGAATTATCATTACCTATTGGAAAAATGGATGGTTATCAAGAAATGATTGGTGCAGATTCTGATATGACAAGTTTTAAAGATAATAAAATATATATTCCTTTAGAATTTTGGTTTTGTCGTAATATAGGTTTAGCATTACCATTAATTGCTCTTCAATATCACGAAGTAAAAATAAATATAGAAATAGAATCTTTTGATAATTGCACTTATAATGGAACTGCGTATGTTAAAAATACAACTGGAACAGTTAATAGAAAATCAATTAAGAATGCAACGATTTGGTGTGATTATGTATTTTTAGATACAGATGAACGTAAAAGATTTGCTCAATTATCACACGAATATTTAATAGAACAAGTACAAATGAATGAAAATACAGTTAGTGGAACAAATGAACAAAGTGTATCTTTAGTTATGAATCACCCTGTAAAAGAAATTATATGGACTATTAATGATACTGATAAAGCAAATTTAGAAAATCAATGGTATAATTATACGGATTCTACAGTATTTGCAGATTCTAATAGTGAAGCAATCGATAGATTTGGTAATAATTCAAATTCATTACTTCAAAATACCTTATTTGGTATAGATCCAGATGGAAATAATTCAATTTCTTCAGCTAATTTACAATTAAATGGAAATGATCGTTTTGCAAAAAGAAATGGAGATTATTTTTCATTGGTCCAACCATATCAACATCACACAAATATACCAAGTAATGCGGGTATTAATGTATATTCATTTGCATTAAAACCGGAAGAACATCAACCATCAGGAACATTAAATATGTCAAGAATAGATACTGCAAAACTTGTAGTAAAACCTAAAAAAGGAGGAACAATAAGGGTATGGGGTGTTAATTATAATGTTTTACGTATTTTAAGTGGTATGGGTGGTTTAGCTTATTCTAATTAAATTTTTAATTAAATCTAAAATTGAAAGATTATTTGGTAATTTTTGTAAATATATAACAAAGTTTAAGTAATGTTGAATAGGTTCAACATTTTTTGTATAATATAGTATAATATAATAAATAAAAAACATTGAATAACCAAATACAAGATCAATAGGATTAAAAACATGTTTCAATGTTAAAATTGGTATTATTTTTGCAAAAATAACTCCAATTAAAATAAAATATAATATTTTTTTTGTAGATATTTTAAGATAAATCATATAACATATTAACCAAGATACAAATGATAAAATTAAATAGAAACTAATAATAGGATTAAAAGGTATAATATTTAACATATATAAGAAATACCATAATAAAACATAAAACGAAAAATATTCAGTAATTTTAAACATAATTATTATAATTTAAGAATATAAATTATTTAACAAATATTTTTTTATCTTATCTAATAATAAAGATAAAATGGGTGGAGGTCTTCTTCAACTTGTAGCTTATGGTGCCCAAGATGTATATCTTACTGGCAACCCTCAAATAACTTTCTTCAAAGTAGTTTATCGTCGTCATACTAACTTCTCTATTGAGTCAATTCAACAAACCTTTAATGGAAATGCTACCTTAGGTCAGCGTGTAACTTGCCAAATCTCCCGTAATGGTGATTTAGTTCATAAGTTATACTTACAAGCTAAAGTGAAAGCAGGAACTAATAGTGTTAAAAAGGTTGGACATAAACTCATTGAACAAGTAGAAGTTGAAATTGGTGGTCAAATGATTGATCGTCAATATGGTGAATGGATGAATATCTGGAATGAACTTACACTTCCTAAAGGTAAAGAAACTGGTTTTAAAACAATGGTTAATTATAATGGTGGTGATACAAATGTAAACACAGTATATGTTCCTCTTGAGTTCTGGTTTTGCCGTAATATTGGTTTAGCATTACCATTAATTGCTTTACAATATCACGAAGTTAAAATCAATCTTACATTAGGTTCAAAAACAGCACTTGGTGACGGTGCAACTGTTTCAAATGTAGAATTATGGGCTGATTATATCTTCTTAGATACTGACGAACGTCGTCGTTTTGCCCAATTATCCCATGAATACCTTATTGAACAAGTTCAATTTACTGGTGGTGAATCAATTGCAGCAGGTGCTACAACAACAAAATCCAAACTTTCATTTAATCACCCTGTTAAAGAATTAGTATGGGTTAATAGAGAAGCTACTGATACTGATTTCAGTAATTTACCAACTACAGATTTCCAACTTCAACTTAACGGTAATGATCGTTTTGCTAAGCGTGATGCCAAATATTTCACACACGTTCAACCTTATCAACACCACGAAAATATTCCTGATGGAACAAATATCCACGTATATTCTTTTGCATTAAAACCGGAAGAACACCAACCATCTGGAACTCTTAATATGTCTCGTATTGATACAGCAACTGCTATTGTCGGAACTGCTTCTGGTTCTGCTGCAGGAACTCTTAATATGTATGCTGTGAATTACAATGTGCTTCGTATTCTTAGTGGAATGGGTGGTCTTGCTTATTCTAACTAAATATATTAACAAATTATTTTTTTTCTGTATTAATAATAAATACAAAATGGGTGGAGGTCTTCTTCAACTTGTAGCTTATGGTGCCCAAGATGTCTATCTTACAGGCAACCCTCAGATCACTTTCTTCAAAGTAGTTTATCGTCGTCATACTAACTTCTCTATTGAGTCTATACAACAAACTTTTAACGGAACCCCTGGTATTGGAAAACGTGTAACTTGCCAAATCTCACGTAATGGTGATTTAGTTCATAAATTATATGTAGTTTTTACAAATCCATCAGATGATCATTTAACAGATGGTCGTGACTGTATTGCCAAAGTAGAAGTAGAAATTGGTGGTCAATTAATAGATCGCCAATACGGAGATTGGATGAAAATCTGGAACGAACTTACTTTACCTGCAGGAAAAGAAGATGGTTATAATGAAATGATAAAAGCAACTTCTAATATTGACCCCATTCCGAATACCAAAGCATATGTTCCTCTTGAATTCTGGTTCTGCCGTAATATTGGTTTAGCATTACCGCTAATTGCTTTACAATATCACGAAGTTAAAATCAATATTGAATTTAGTTCTACAGGTTTCTCTGATGCCACCTTATGGGCTGATTACATCTTCTTAGATACTGACGAACGTCGTCGTTTTGCTCAATTATCTCACGAATACCTTATTGAACAAGTGCAATTCACAGGTGGAGAATCAATAAATAGCTCTAATCTTTCTGCTAAATTATCTTTCAATCATCCGGTTAAAGAATTAATATGGCAAGAAACGACTAAAAAAGTATTAGGAAAAACTAAACTCATGCTTAACGGTAATGATCGTTTTGCGGAACGTGATACAAAGTATTTTACTCACGTTCAACCTTATCAACATCATACCAATATCCCAGACAGTGGTTGCAATATCAATGTATATTCTTTTGCATTAAAACCAGAAGAACATCAACCATCCGGAACATTAAATATGTCTAGTATTGATACTGCTCAACTTAAGAT